CAACACAGCCCTCCCCATCAAATAAACCAGCTGCGTAAGCTATAAGATCATTTTGCGTCGCCCCATGATTTTCCTGTGCCATGGTCAACGACGAATGGAACTTTGAATTCAATGCAATCCTCCATAGTTTTTTTTATTGTTTTTACATCTGTCTCATCTTTTATATTAAAACATAATTCATCATGAATTTGTAAAATTGGAAGATGTCCTTCATTATAACAATCTACCATAGCTTTTTTTGTTTGGTCGGCAGAGGATCCTTGTATTAATCTATTTAAAGCTTTGTAAGTTTTTGCCCTTTTAATATTGTCTCTACCATACTTAGCAACAGCGTTATCAAAAGTTTCAGGCATATGTAAACCAAAGTCTTTGGTCTCCCATTGATCAAATCTACACTTGCGTCCTTTCTTGGTTCGTATTACACCTTTATCTTGAGCTGTAAGCATACACTTCTCAGAAAGTAATTTTACAAATGGAACTTTACGATTATATTTATTTATTAATATCTCCGCTTCATCTTTTGTTAGACCTAAACTGTTTGCAAGTTTATTTTTACCCATGCCATACATTAAACCTAAACCAATTGTTTTCGCCTGTGTACGCTCTATTCCAACAAGGTCAGCCACTGTCTGATGAAAATCAGCTGATGCATTCTTATATGCATCAACTAATTCTTGAGACCCTTCATACCCCTCTCCAATTGACGCTGCATAATGAACCGTCATTCTAGGCTCTTGTTGGGAGTAATCAAAACTTCCCCATTTATAACCTTCTTCAGGTATAAATAGAGATCTTATTTTTGGCCCAAAGTCTTTATTACGTGCAGGTATTTGTTGCAAATTTGGATTACCCATTGATAGTCTACCAGATACTGTGCCTCCTTGATCAGATCTTAGCTGATTTATTTCTCCATGTATTCTACCGTGTATTTGATATCTCATAATAGAAGATAAAAAAGTACCATGAAACTTGTTTAATTCTCTTGCTTGTAATATAAGTTTTGAAAATTTATGTTTGCTATTAACCAACCAATTATGAGTAAATGAAGGTTCGCCAGTTTTCTGAGTACGTGGGTATTCTATCTTTAATTTATCAAAGGCGGTGGCGATCTGGCGTGCTGCCCAAATGTCAATGTCTATTCCTGATTCTTTTTTTATTGCCAACAATACTTCTTTCTCTTGGAGTGTCATTTCTTGTTTTAGTTTTTCAGCTAATTCCACTTGCACTCTCACACCTCGTTGCCTCATTTTTATAAGTATTGGTAACAACTCTGATTCTAATTCCCAAATGGTAGAGAGACTTTGCTGTTGAATTTCTTGTTTAAATCTCTGCCATAACATAAGCGTGAGCCGTGCATCTTGTTCAGCGTAAAATCCAACATGCTCTGCTGGTAATTTCCACATTTCTCTCTTAGCATCGATGCCATGTTCTTCAGCTGCTAACTTAAGATCTGTCTCTGCTTTCAATTCACCAAGGTAATCTTTTGATAAACTATTTAAACTATACTGATATCGGTTCTCATCAATTAACGCTGCGGCGATCATAGTATCTACAATAGGTCCGTGCACCGTGATTCCACTAGCCTCTAACCAACCAACATCATACTGTGCATTGTGAAAAATTTTCGTACAAGGTAAAGCACATATATCTTTCATATACTTCTTAACTTGTTCAGGTATCATGTTTCCACCACCGAAGTGACCGAACGGATAATATCCTTGCCAGCCTGCTACAGCTACAGCTATGCCGATTATCTCTCCTTTGTTCAACGCCCAACCAGCACCAAGACTTTCATTGATGCCATCGTCTTTGGTTTCTAAATCTATTGCGATCTCGGTCGCCCCAGACAAATCTTTAAACTCAGATGGTGATGACCAAATGTGTTTCTTAAAATTCATAGCTAATTGTAAACTCATATAAATAAGTATGCGTAAAGTAATACGAAGACAGTAACAAAAAATCCTAAGTAAAGATATAGTTCAAATTTATTCGGATCCATATCCTGTGCCATCCTCTCTATTTCTCCATCTTTTATTCCATGCCCATACATTTAATTTAGAACCAATAGTCTCTATCCAAGAATAAGGAATGTCCATAGTCTTCTTTAGAATCATTCTAATCTTTGTTATCAAATCTGGAATTGTTATCATCCTTCTCCTTCTTTGCTTTGAAAAATAATTTTAAAAACGCTCGGTAAGCTCCACCGCCTTGATAGTCTTCATCTGCTTTTTCTTTGGCTGACTTTAGGTCTGAGGTTATTTGACCTCTAAACTTTATTCTATGTTTAATCGCCATCTCTTAACCTTTTCTTTTCTAATTGACAGTAATGAATAATTTTATCTAGATCTTTTTCTTTGTCCTTCATTAAATATCTAACAACGTATTTAATAACCACCCCCTGGAAGAAGGAGAGATTATTTTTTGCAATAAATTCGTAAGGTTGAATTTTGTACCCTTTGTAATGTTTCGGTCCTTTTTCTTGTGGTGCTTTCATGTTTTCAAAAATACTTTTGTCTGTCATTTCTTTTCCTGTATGTATACTAAGTAATCAGCACCTAATGGGTAATTATATTTATAATCACTTCTCAATAAATGTAAAGCCTTTCTTGCTCTAGTCACACCTGTATACCAGACCTTCTTTTCATTAATTTTTTCTTCTCTATTCTTTGTTCTAAAGTTTGCGGGATAATTAGCTTTTGAGTATAATATTACATTATCAGCTTCATCACCTTTTACAGAATGTATTGTATCTATAATAATTTTGGGCTCTTGATCTAATTGTTTTTGTCCATATCTTCTAAGCAATCTAATAAAATTTCTAGTTTGCCCAGGTTTAAAATTTCTTTTTAATATCCAAAACCAATGTTTCTTTTGTGAGCTAACAGGTAGTTCTAAGCCACACCATTCTTTTAAATAATCAAAAGTATAATCTCTATAGTCTGGTTCCTTAGACCAAAACTTATCTGTCCTGTAATCTGAATCAGCTACCTCTCTAATAAACCTATATAAATTTTGAGATGCTTTTTTATTAATTGATTTACCATTAGTTAATCTAGTCCAAGCTTTAATTGCTTCCCATTGTTTTTCATCAAAACATTTATTATCGTGATTGTCCTTAAAATATAAACCAGCATCCTTAGCTAACATTCTTAGTTCATTTACAGTGTTATGTACTCTACCTAAAATAAACCATGTATCCTCACTCTTATCAAAAGGTATCTCTCTAAAATTTAAGTAAGACTTTACATATCCTTTTGTTTCACTTGGTAAATATTCCTTCTCTTCACTATCAAGTATACCTCTTCTTATAATCTGTGAAAATTTATGTATGGCCTCTCCAAATCTTCTAGTCTTTCTTAATTTTACTTTTCGACCTGGAAAAAATTTAGTAAAATATTTAGGATCTGCTCCGTTCCATTTGTATATACCTTGATCATCATCACCAGCTAAATATATTCTATCTACTTTGGCTGCCATTTTATAAATAACTGACCATTGTAATGGTGTACAATCTTGAGCTTCATCTAAAATTAAAACAGATAGTTTAGGAAACTCCACTTCTTTTATTGCTCTCTCTATCATATCATCAAAGTCTATGAATGATCTTTGCCCACCTGATCTTTTATAATTCTCATATGTATCTATCTTTCTTAGGTAAACAGTAAGAGAGTCTCTTTTATAACTCTCATTTTTATAACACTCTTCCGGCGATACTAATAAATTTCTAGACTTAGAATAAACTCCAAGCGACCAGTCTTTGTATGTAAAGTTATCATCAGATAATCTTTTGTCAGATCTTTTGACTATCTTTGTTTGTAATGCGTAATCAATCATACAATCTTTAGGATCAAATACTTCTTCTTCAAAGTATCTTCTGCAATATGTATGTAATGTTTTAAATCTACTAAAATCTTTATCTCCATATTGTGGGAAAGAATTCATAGCTCTTTGTACCGCTGTGTTTACAGCTTTGTTTGTAAAAGACAGAAAAGCGATATTCTCTGGATTATAATTTAACCTTAAGTATTTTTTTAAAACACGTTCAATCAATGTAAACGTTTTGCCTGTACCAGGTGGTCCAAATATTTTTATTGTTTTATGGTAAAGCTCTTTTAATTTTTTTATTTCTTGAGTTTTATCCATTACGTTTTGAATTTACCAGTATGAAATTCATCGTCAAGTTCTGATGGTTTGTTGTCTACTTTCACTGGTGTTTTTTCTTTTCTGTGCTCTGCAAACGTAGGTAGTTTTACATACCAAACATTTTGTTCGCCTTCATAGTAGTCATGTCTTTGGCATCCTAAAAATCTAATAGCTTCTGTTGTTGTATTAAAAATTCTTTTTCTAGAATTTAAATAACTTTCTAACGTTGCTTTTTTAAAGTAACATAAATTAGTTTTAGAATCTAAAATTACGTAATCATCTTTTAGTTTTTCATAATCATCTTCTTCAATATGGTCCTCAAAAAAACCTTTTAATATTCTATATTTCTCTTCGGCCATAGTGTCCTCAAATTTTAAGTTAGTATCCTCTTCTGCCCTCTGTACCAACTCATATAATAACATTTCAAATGGTGATGGACCTGTCTTTGGTTTCGGTAATGTTCTCCAAAAAATTTTATATTTTAAAAGTTTTACCCTCCATGACTTTTCATCTTTCATATCTTCAGGTGTGACTGTAATATATTTGTCTTGAAATTTAAAAGTATAATGCATGGACTTTGTATCTTGTACAAATGTAATCTCTGAAAAGTCCTCTAATATATCAGGCGGTTGTGTGCCTATTCCTAAAGATCTATTTTTACATTTATCCTTAGAACATAAAGGTGTCATACATTTTAAAGTATAATTTTTTTTAGATAATGAATTAAGTATTGTGCTTTTTATTTCCTGTACAGTAAGAGGTTTTGTAAATACTTGTTTGTTTCTGTCTACCAGTATTTCTAATAATTCCTTCTTGGTTAATTCACCGTCTGCTTTTTTCATCTCCATAACCCCGATATTGAAAAGTAAATCATTACGGTGGTTGCCGGACCATTTTTCATTTATCATGCTTTGAACGCAAGGTGGATATTCAGACCATCTACTCTCTGGCTCATATTCTTGTGTTTTAATTTTTTCTAAATCTTCTAATGAAATAATTTTTGTATTTGAATAATCTATAAATCTACCTATTAGTATAGGTGTATTGTTTTCATCATAGCCGTGTTCCGTGGTTGCATCTGCATTGTAGTAAGGCATATTGACTGCTTTATTCATAGGAAAGACTTCATCACTTAAAAAAAATTTATCGTTCCAACTGTGCAAAACTTTTAAAACTCTTTTTTTATCTGACCAATCTTTTAAAAATAAAAATAAATGTAAGCCACCAGACTTAGA